CAAGTACCGGTCCTAAGGTGTGTTCATTTTAAACCTAAGCTTTTGCGTATATTTGTAGCACTAATGCTATGTATCGCTTCGTCAAAGGTTTCTTGTTCTATTTTATAACCAACATCACGTCCATATGTGATGTTTACAATATTAGGCACGACTTGAATTTCGTATTGCCCTTGGTAAACCATATCTAAATCACGCTTGATAAAGTTCTTTACTTGCTCAATAGCAAATGGGTTACTACTCTGCCAGCCTTGACAGTCACGAATTTGAATCACCACTTGCCCTGTCTTAGCAATAGCCCGTTCAAATAACGCACGATGACCTGGATGCCAGGGTTGCCAACGACCTAACATTTGTACAGTTTCTTTTTGCCAATTGAATACAGGACGTCTTCGATTGTCTAGTATATGTGCGGCAACAAACTCACCCCACTTTTCGCCGTGTTGTTCTGTGATACGGAAGTCATATACGTCCGGGGGAATAAATGCTTTGTTGGTATCTTCATAACGACCTTTGTCAATTGTATCAACCCACACTGTCCAATCAGCTTTAAAATTATTACGCATTTCAACTAAGGGTGCAACAAAATCACAAATAACATAATCACAATTAGTCATTGAATCTGCTAATTCCCGCATACGATGACTTTGACGAATGCGACCTTCTGTACTAAAATCCCAGTCATTATACTTCTTACGTACATCGTCAGCATTTACCCAACCTACACGTTTTTTATCTGCTTGCAAATGATCTACTATATGTTGTGCTAGATAAGTTTTGCCGGCACCTGGCAAACCCATTACTAATATTCGTTTAGAACCATGCATCATTTTTTAATTCCAATTGGTAGTTATCAAATCTTTTTAATCTCTTTAGAAACTCATTTGTCTTTTCAGTAATGACACCGGTTAACTGAAATGTAACTCTTGGGTTATGTCCTGCATTCGCAGTAGAGTGGGGGAGGTTCTGCCAATCAAATGTTGTCACATCTCCTGCACGCCATTGCTGATGATTATAGTTCCCATAACTCCAGAAATGACCTTGTTCCCAATCAGTCAATGCAACTTGTACACGCATGACTGTCCAGGGTGCATTAGGTGCCCACTTCTCTAATTTATCTAAATGCAGATTCCAAACTTCACCGGGCTTTTGAACATGTATACGTTCCATGCAATCGTCTAGTGCAAACAACTCAGTAATCTTTTTCAAGTTAGGAGTTATCTCCCAATTCAAATGTGTTATTTGATAATCTACACCATAACCAAATCGTTCTAAGTCATAATCTTCACTTGCTAATTCAGCTTCAGGTCTAGTTTTTGCTACTGCCCCTCTGTTCCTCCACGTAGCAGGGACCGCTGTCTCCACTGCATGTTTAACATCTTCACTATAGTCAGCCGTGATTTTACCAAGTCTAATTACTTTATCAACTTGTGAATCATTTTTGAAGTTATCAAAATGATACTTGCTTTTCTTTTTACTTTCGTCCCAACTGCTTATCATATTACTGTTACCTTTACATTTGATGCACCGTAACTTTGAAAGTAGTCACTAGGTGGTAGTTCTATATTTAGTGCCTTACATAGGTCATTATTAGTTAATGGGTTACAATTCTTATACTTGTATATTGCTTTGATGATACCTTGATTCTGTTCGCTAATCTTAGTAGCCATGACTTTCAAGTTCTGATAGTATTCACTATAGTCTGGATACGTAATATCAAAGTGACCGCATTTAACCCACCATCCTAAACAAGCATCATCAGGACGATGTACTAGAATGATAGGACAATCAGGCCATGTTTCTTTGATGTAATCAATGTGATTACTAAACACATGAGACTTGATGATGCGAACACCTTCACCAGTGAATGGTTCATCAAAGTCACGCTCTAATGTTTCTTTGTCATACATTGGAAGTCTATGAAATAACTTACCAAACTCCATGCCAGGGTCATAATAAGCACCTAGATGCATCAATTCCATTTTGCCACTAGCATCATGGTAATATGTTCTACTATCACTATAATCAGATTGGTCTACGCTAGGGCTATAGTAAATGTTTTTAACTACGCTACTCCACTTACTGCCAGGAGCTCCTGCTACGAATATATATTTCAAGGTGTGATCTTCTTTGCTATTTGAATCCAATCTCTACGCAATAGTGCCATACTTGCATGGACACCTTCTGGAGAATGTTCTTTAGTAGTTATGAACATTAAGTTCTCATCAAATTTTTCTTTTGCTTCTTTACTACGGATTGCGGGTACAAAGTTATCGTGATACCATTTTTGTATTTCGGGACTTGTGCCTTTTGGCAACACTAAGTTCCAGCAACCATACAGATTAAGACCAGGTGCATACTTACTCATAAGAGGAGCAGACTCTAAACCTTTAAGTGGCACTTCACTTGCTAAGCCGATGAGCTTTAGTTTACCTGCTTTAACGTGTGGGTAGCCAACACCAACAGGGGTAACTGCAAACTCAGCGTGACCACCCATAACATCTAGCAATGCTTGTGCAGGACCTTTGTACATAGCTGTTTGAACTCTATCACCACCGGGAACATTTAGTTTTGTGGTTAGATATTCAACCGCTAATTTATGTCCGCCGCCACCAATTGCAAAATTGATAGGGCGTTTCTTTTCACGTATCTCTCTAATCAAATCTTCAGGTGTATTGACTTTACTGTTAGGATTAGCCCAGAATGCTAAAGGGCTACGTGCTATATTAGCAACTGGCTCAAAGTCATATATGTTATATTTTAACATTTGCGGAAACCAGACTTCAGCAGTAATCCATTGACTATTGCAAGCAGGAACTGCAACAGTGTGACCATCTGCGGGAACTGTATTGAAGTGATTCATCGCTATGTTTCCGTCTGCGCCTGCACGATGTTCTCTTGTAAAAGTTGCCCCTGTTTTTTTGTTTACAATATCTGCTACAAAGAAGAATGATATCTCATTACCTGCTCCCGGACCGTTTGGGAATATAACTGTAATTGGTTTTGTTGGTTGCCATGCCAATGCAACTAATGGTATAAATGCTAACAATGCTAAAAGTTTTTTCATCAATCCTCCAAGAATAAATATGATGTGACAATTATTTAGTCCATTTAGAAAAAAATCATATGAATACTAAAATTTTTAAGCTTTTACAAGAAAATTTGCAACTTGCATTTAATTTACCCAAGTATGCAAAAATTTCTATAACCGAACAGACTATTGTTCAAGCCTTACCCTGGACACCCGCACGTTATAGTAAATTCAAAGATGCTGTAGAAGCCGAATTGCATTTACCATGTGACTACGTAGGGACATTAAAAGATATCACCAATGACTTAAGTGAACGATACATCTTGCGTTTCTTCAGTGAGATTTGGAAGCCCAGAACAGGTGACTATGAACATACTGGCTGGGAACTCGCAGATGAGATTAACAAACTGAATCCAGAGAAGGTCCTTGATGTTGGTTGCGGATATCATCCTTTCAAAGGGCGCATTCAAAACATCATCGGCATCGACCCATACAACAATCAAGCTGACTATGAAGTTGATATATTAGAGTACAAAGTAAAACCAGAAAGCCATGATGTAATTATGGCTCTAGGGAGTATCAACTTTAATTCACGTGATGAGATTGAAGCACGATTTAGTCATTGTGTTAATCTACTAAAGAAGGGTGGTAAGTTTTACTTAAGAGCTAATCCAGGTATAACTCACAAGACAGGACCATATGTTGATATCTTCCCTTGGACTTTTGAAGTTGTAAATGAATTTGCAGAAAAATATAATCTTAAACTAGATACGTTTAAGAGAGATGCAAATGATAGATTGTATTTTGTTTACACAAAATTATAGCCAAAAAAATAGACCCCGAAGGGTCTATTTTACATTGTGGGTCCGTTCCCACTACGCATTCCAACTGTTCCACCTTCTGCCTCGATACGCTTGATAACGTCCTCGAATAAGATAGGAGTAAAGTCAGTTTGTTCAACACAAACACAATGATAACGAACATCGTTTTCTGTGCTGTATAAAGTTGCACCTGTCTTAGCGTCAATTCCCCTAGCCTTCTTTACTCTATTCGTATGTAAATGACCGTGAATGTTAACACCAAAACGACCCAAACTAGCTTCGTGAACCGGGATGTGACTCAAAATCATACCGTTCATAACATGATATGCACGTAATTCACGGAAGTATAATCTATACTCATCATCACGGAAGATATCATGGTTGCCACGAATTAACACCTTGTCGCCGTTTAACCGGCTTAAAGTGCTTAATGACTTCCTGTTGATAACAACATCACCTAAGTGATATACTTTATCGTTTGGACGTACTGTATCGTTCCAACGCTTAATCATTTCCTCATCCATTTCATGTGGATCAGTCCATGGACGAATCTTAGTAACACCGTCTGCTTCTGTGAATCTACACACTCCGGCATGACCAAAGTGTGTGTCACTTGTTAAAAATACTGCTGGCATATTATTCCTTAAGGTTTTTTGTTAATTTCTGATTCTAACCAGGTATAGTATAATTCTTCATTTAGAGGTGTAGTCACATATTCTTTTAATCGTTCCAGTAATTTACCAGAGTAAATTTCTTCAACTGTAATAACTTTATCAGTATGTTGTTTACCATTCTCAACAAAAGCTTTAAAACCATCCTCTGAATTTTGTACTAAGTCTTTAAGTGTTGGATGTATTTTTGCAAATCGATCTATACACCATTTAATTTCTATATCAGTCACAGGGGCAATTAGTATAAAGTCGTGTTTACGATTTATATGGTATTCAATAACATGACTTGGTACGGATAAATATTTAGAACTCATTTCTATCATATAGTTATCCCTATCTATGTCTGACATAGAATCTATGTAGGTCTTCATTCTTAGCTTTTTTCTATAAGTTTCAAAATGAACACCGGTATAATAATACAGTTTGTTATCTACTACTGCACTTACTAAATTTCCTCCGGCGCCTGGTGGGTATACAATAATTTTCATGAGGAATTTTATACTCGTTCCTTTTTTACTCGTCCGATACGTGCCGACTTGTCCCAATCGTACACAACACCGTCAGGGCACACACCATCTACAACACTATCTACACCAAACTTGCCACAGACTTCAAAGTCTGTACCTTTGATAGACACAAACTCATTCATCTTCTTTGCCAAGAACATTGCATCATCTAATGAATATACTTCATATTCTGCATTCTTGCCTATTACTTTAAACATATTATTCCTTTACGCAACCATCCAGTGGTCGTTTTCTTTGTATTCGATGGATTCACTTCCATCATACTCATTTACTTTAAACAATGTACCTTCTGGTATCCATTCTACTTCCAAGTCTGTCATGCCACCTTTGTAGATTTCAGGATACTTCAGTGTTACATATGTATCTAATTCAGCCCACTTTTTGTTCTCAACAAACTTTACGATTGCTGGATCAAAAAGAATTTCTGGATAATCGTAGTTCCATGTGTACCAACCTGCACCGAAGCCGGGTGAGTACAACACTGCTACCTTTCCATCTTCGTTTAACTTGTTCATTCTACACTCTTAAAAGTTCGCCAATCATCAATGTTTGGCTTTTCATCTTCATCATAAGTCCAACCCAGTGCCTTCATCATGCGATGCTTGACCAGCAAGTTAGGGCTACGGAATCTTCCCGTGTCTTCAAAGCCCATCATTACACCAACTTCACATACTGCACCACTACGGCAGATACCTGCATAGCAATGAACAACAACGTTCATTCTATTGTCCTTAGCATGTTGCAACAGTCGAACCAACTCGTTTGCTTGCTCTTGACTACACTTCATTGACTCCTCAAGAACAAAGTCATCCTTTTCAACGTCCAAGAATTCAAAATTGTGAATCTCTTTGAACTTGTGAGCAGGAACGGGTCTCCAACTTGCCGGGTCAACAATGCTAATCAGCATACTATTCTCACCGGCTTCGTGATGAAACCTAGTTGGTATATCTGCCGCCGCTACGTTTTCAATCCACATTTCTAACTCCTTAATACTAGTATTATACTCCCAAATTTATTTATTGTCAAATAAATATATGGGAAAAGGTGTAAGCATTTCTACTTACACCTTTAGGGGGCTACGTTAGCACTTTAACATGCATAACGATAGTTCATGATGGTCTTCATCATTACACCTTCTGGGGTGAATTCAGAAGGATCAGCACCTAGCAAACTTGCCATGATGCTTGGACTAAAGCCAGAGACTAGAGCCGCACCAGACTTGTCTGCCTTGACAGGAGCGTTACCCTTACTGTTCAAGTTCCAGAATACTACGCTAGGCGCAGTATAACCGGCTTGTGCATACTTGCGTTGGATCATTTCCATTGCAGAATCATCGTGGGTTACACATTGATTAAACTGCATGTCAGAAAGGATCAACAACATCTTAGGCATGTCACTTTCAGGAACAGAGTTCTTGACCGCAACACTTAGGATCTTGTCCATAGCCTTGTGCAAGTTAGTGTCCATTGCCCATGTGCTTGATACCATTTGGTTGATCTTCTGAACGATAGTACCCTTTAGAGTAACTAGTTCAGGAGTACCACTGAAAGTCAAGAATGTGTCCTTGAACGCACCCTTGTTCTTGTCAGCAAGGTATAGACCAAGCGATACACTAACGTCCAAACATGTTACACTACCGGTTCCACCTGCTGGGCAAGTCATAGAACCGCTAACGTCTACCAATGGTAGAATGTTTGCATCGTTCATGTAGTTAGGCAATGCATCCCATTGTGCGGTTACGTGATCCAATTCAGTCTTACCCAAAGTAGAACGGCCGTACGCAGAGATTAAACCCTTCAAGACTTCGTGAGGGAAAATTGCCGAAGCATTCACCTTCACTGTCTTGTCACCACTCACCAACTTTGCAACGTATTCAGCGAATGTTACAGAGTGACGGTTGAACGCCTTCTTGTAGATTCGTGATGCCTGTGAAGGCACGTGCGAATAGTTGATGTTGTCCCAATCGTTAGCACACATTTGTGTTTCAACAACCTTAGTCATTGACACAAGTTGCTTACGATATTGCTTAGGACTCATACCGAAGAATTCACGGATTTCACGTGCTACTTCGCCCTTACGAGGAGTCCACTTAGCTGCCAAGCCATTCTTTGCACGAAGGTTGTCACCTAGCAAAGAATATGCCTTAGCCTTAAGATCCTTGTCCTTAAAGACAAACAAGTCATCGAAACGACCTACTTCAGGAATCTTAACTAGCAAACGTGCTGCCGCTTCTGGGTCATGCTTTTCCAAGTATGACAAGATATCACGGAACAGTTGACGTTCACCTGCACCACCACGTGCATCACGTGCCCACAAAGCCACACGCAAAGCGAGGTCCTTGTCTTGCACATAAGCCGCAGTGAATGCTGGGATAATGTTCTTACCACGGCTTGCACCGATGTTGTAGAACAAGTCAACCACCGAGTTAGCAGTTGACTTACGAGCCTTCATACCGTTTTCAGTACGGGCTTCTTGATTTGCGATTGCGTTTACAAATGCGTTCATTTTAGTTTACCTTTATCAGAATGTGTTTTGTTTCAGTTATTGAATGAAATTTTAAATTTGCTGTTAACATTCTATGTCTTTAGCAGGATGAGTGAAACGGATAAGTTTATTTTCTGGTCTACCCTCATCCCCAGTATATCGGTTCAGTTTCGTAGACCCTATCAACAATTCATGTTGACTATCTATGCTTGTGTCTGCGATAGAAACATACAAAGTCTTTCCAATGTGTCGTCTATTCCTTCGAGCCTAGTTTCCTAGAACAGTATTTCTACTGTGTCCTGCGACCATCTTCTATAGCAGTTAGTTCAGATTTAATGTTTAAGTTGCTGTAATCATCCTATGAATACAAACAGGTTAGTTGTTGACTGCTTTTATTAAACTCAGGCCATCACTCTGAGCTTGTTAGTCTTGCTTCAATGAACACCTTCAACGCTACACAGTTTTACCTGCTTTGCTCCAATGATTCACCACAGTGTCTAACAGTTCCAATGAAGTTTGGATTGCTGTACCTAACCTTTTAATCTTTCAATACATGTATTGTAACACTGTATTGATTTATTGACAATTGCTTTTGGGTAAGCAATTGTTGAACAATCTTTTGAATTATTACTCAACCTTGGGCAAGGGGGCAATAATTTTTTTTAACCAATGATTGTATACTTCTGTATTCAATGGAGTGTCTATCCATTGTTGTAGTTTTTCTATTAGTCTACCTTCTAATATATCTTGCATAGATATAATTTTATTAATCTGACCGTATTTTTTAGCCGCTTTTACAAGATGTATTCGATGTTGTAATTTTTCTTCATTAAACGGCGGATGAAATTTAGGTTGTATAATGTGACACCGTTCCATACACCATTTAGCGTACTTATATTCAGAGTCATCAATTAAGATTGTATCAGTAAGATACTGTAAACCTTCAAGGAAGTCGTGACCTGAGGTAATAGCGATATATTGTTTTTCTAATTCTAATAAGTAATCAGTTTTGGCATAGGACTTATCATACAACAAGCCTCTAGAGTCGTAATTAGTAATAATGTCTTGCTTTAACTTTTCACGCAATGATCCTGATGTATGATTAATCTCAACGTCATTGATTACGTGGTCTTTAGGGTCAATAACTGCGGCTACCATTTCGCCGCCTGCTCCTGGATTATATAATATATGATACATATTTTTTATTTGGCATACCCCCAAGGATTCGAACCTTGACCAGCGGTTTTGGAGACCGATATGCTGCCATTACACTAGGGATACATTTATTCAATTTTAGGACCTTTAGTCATTATAGTTGACAACCAATGATTATATATCTCGGTATTTAGTGGGGTATCAATCCATTTCTGTAATACAGAAATTAACCTTCCTTCTATAATGTCACCGAGTGTTATAATTTTATCAGTAAATTTTTTAGCATTATTCACACGATTGATCCTATGAGCTAGTTCTACATCGGATGCAGGCGGATGATATTTTGGTAAAATTGTATGGCATCTTTCCATACCCCATTTATTATACTTTGAATCAGAGTCATCAATTATAATTATATCTACACTACTTGCATGTTCATGTTCAATAAAAATAAAATCATGGCTAGTTGTTACTGAAAGATATTTTTTTTCTATATTTTTTAGAAAATCAGTTTTACCATGTTGGTCAAACATCATAGGACTACAATCTTTACCTACATCTTGCAATTCAACTATTGCTTTTTTAAGCTTTTGGCGATCTGATCTTGGTTGAGCACGAACATCAATATCTGTAACTATATAATCAGTTGAATCAATTACTGCACTGACCATATCTCCGCCGGTGCCTGAATTATGTAAAATAAAAAACATTTAATATTTATACCAATGAAATGTTTAATTCTTTTAACTTGTTCATATAATATTCTTGACCTTGACTGACAGTTGAACGCCAATCACTCAATGCATCTTCATTCGCACCATCACTAACAAACTTGTAACATAGAAATTCTACGTTATGTTTCTTACATACTTTTGCAATAGCATATGCTTCCATATCTACTACATCAGCAGGAATAAGCAAGTTACTATCAGTAACAAAGTTATCACCTGTGCTACAAGTTAATCCATGACCATTGTCAATGATAATCGTTTCTTCAAATGGTGTTTGACCTGGCAAACTACCCAATTCACAGCACATCATATCACGCTGAACAAATTTGGTCACTTGATGAAATCCTGACTTAACAGTGATACCACCGGCAGTGCCAAAGTTGATGACACGTTTAGGCTTGTACTTAGCAATACACTCAGCCACAGTCATTGCGGCATTGACTTTACCTACACCGGTATAAAACACCTTCATGCTGTAAGACATGTCAGGTGCTTCGTCTTTAAGTGCGATAAGAATCAGGTCATGCATTTTTTCTAATGCGTTTTAGATATTCACGACCTACAAGTCCCTGCTCAATTTCCATCAATGCAGTTACAGTTGGGCCTGCTTTAGTATTAAGTGTAGAACGATGTCCTCGTTTCAATTCTCTTACACGCTGTGAGGCGATAAGAACTAAATCAAATCGACTGCCTACCATGAGTGCGGCTTCTTCACTTGTATATCTTGCTCTGCTTTCAGTCATTTATTGTCCTTTAAATAAAATTTGTTTAACATCATCATAATAAACACTACCAGGTGTATTTGACCTTAATGTCAATACAACTCTTTCGTTAGAAGAATTGCGGTTATCCCAATCGTGAAATATTTCGGTATTGAATAAAATACATTCATTCTGTTGTGCAACCATTGATTTGATCGGAGTGTGATTTTCTTTAACAAAACCATTTAACTCTCTGGATTCACCTTTTAGATAGTCTCTTGTATAACCTTTTCCCACAATGTCACTATACCAACTAGTGACACATTTATTATCTAAAATCTTAACAGTGTGGTTAATACTAAATCTATGATTTAGTCCATCTTTATGGGCACGATAATATAAATTCGGCGGAGTATAAAAGAAACTCACACGGTTTGGATTAAGATTAAGTTCTTTAGATAAAGGAGTCTTAGATAAGACTTCTGCACCCATGTGCGCGGGAAGCATTGAATGTCTAAATGTTGGATTTTTATTTTCCCACGGAAAGTTATTGTAAACTCCCAATGCATACTTATTAAATTCAACCATACCATCATATGTGAATCTAATATAATAAGGACTGCAATCTTCAATAATAGTGTACATAATTTTTTATAAAACTGGAGCGGGTACCGAGAATCGAACTCGGGCTCTAACCTTGGCAAGGTCACAGGCTACCATTACATCATACCCGCATTATTTGGTACATCGACACGGTTTCGAACCGCGGACCCTCTCCGTGTAAAGGAGACGCTCTACCCCTGAGCTATCGATGCATAATTCTATTTAACCACCTTGATTACTATCTTTAACTTCTGTTTGACTAGCAATTTTTTCAAATGCTTCATCTTCGTTCTGTTGATCCTCAATCACTCTCGGGTCAGGCTTACGAAAGATTGCATCAAAGTTGTTTGCAAATTCTTTTTGACTGACACTGTATGGTCGTGGACTAGAACCTTTACTCACTTCTTGTCTCCTCGACTCCCACCTGAACGTGAATTGCTTTTTTCAATCTCTACAAAACTACGAATGAATGCACCACGAACGTGTGCATCACTAATCAATGCCGCGGCACGTTTAACTGATTTAGGGACTTTAACTGCCTTTGAATCATAACCTCTACATGTCATACTATTTCCTCTTTTAAAAAACTTTGGTCGGAGTACAAGGATTCGAACCTTGGACCCCCTGGTCCCAAACCAGGTGCGCTACCAGACTGCGCTACACTCCGAATTAACTTGGTATCATATGCGGTATGTATGGAACATTTCTAGGACCATGTTTTTGTTCAAAAAGCTTTTTAGCTTCTTGTACATTAGGTGCAAAGACTTTATCTTTAGTATCACCTTGAGGTGTGCGAACAGTTGTTTCATACATTGGCATATAATGCTCCTATTTGGTTGCGAGAGGCTGGAATCGAACCAACGACCTGAAGCTTATGAGACTCCTGAGATACCACTTCTCCACTCCGCAATAATTTATAAATGTACTTCTTTTTCACTTACAGAGCCAGTCTTATCAGCTGGGTGTGAAACACACTTATAAAGTGAGACTGCTACTTACACCACATAAGCCCAATCTCTGAGTTGTTACACTGTCCACGTTCTTTTCTGTTTAGACAGGATAGCGTCCCTGCCTTTGTGATTTCTCAAGTCGCCCTTAAATAGAGCCTTGCAGTAGATCCAATGCACTGTGCAATTAAGGTGTAGCAATTACCTAACTCTATAACGCTGAGTTAACGCGGGTTTATTGGTGGAGGAGACAGGGATCGAACCTGCGACCTATTGCTTGCAAAGCAACCGCTCTCCCAACTGAGCTACACCCCCAAATCAAATGCGGCTACTAGGGCATTTGTTTCAATTTGATTGTAGCAGAAAATTATTTATCTGTCTACTATTTTGGATAACTTATTGAATTCGTTGAAATATTGCAAAATTACTAAAATTTCCTACGTGATACCAGTCATTGTGATTAGATAAAATATCTACGTGTTTTTCAACGTCTAAAAATCTACGAGGATTATTTTTAGGTAGCCACGGCCGATAATCATGCATTAATACAAATCCATTTACATTTATTTTAGGTAACCAATAAGCAAGAGAGTTGGATAACTGAGGGTCTTTATGGGACGAGTCTTCAATAAACATATCGATTTTACGGTCAAATAATATTTCTTCTCCTATATTAACTTTGTGTAAAAATATATTAGTATATTGAGATAAATATTTCCTTACATTTTCCAAAGACCTTGATGATCCTTCACCTAATGCCATTGCAACTAGGGCATCATGATTAGGATCATATTTAATATCATTAAACAAATCATACGAATGAACTTCTAACTGTTCATTGGCGTGAGCCATAAGTGCCGCAGATGAACCTAAATATGTACCAACTTCTACTGCAACTGAACCCGGACTTAGCATTTTTGCTATCTTATGTATAATAAACATGTCATAAGATGATAATAATCCAGTTTTTTTAAGCGGAGAGGATTCTTTTACAAAATCTTTAATCTCTTCCATATTAGGTTTTTTAAGTAATATATTATTCATATTTTATTTATTGTACTTAAACATTAAGTTTTGGATCTGGTAACAGAATCGAACTATTACGAAGGCCTTTCAAAGGTCCCATTACATCAACCCCCATATGGAAACACATTTGATATAGTAGCAAAAAGCTATCACGGATGAACCCAAATTTCTTCAAATATGCTTTTATATGGTGCCCCCCAAGAGACTCGAACTCTTACACCTTTCGATACCAGAACCTAAATCTGGCGCGTCTACCAATTCCGCCAAGGGGGCAATTATAATATAACACACTACGAATCTCTTTCTAAGTTATGTGCCTAGCGAGTATTCCAAATGTGTTCATGTAATGTGTTATATTATAACAGATAATTATTTATCTATCAACTATTTTGGTTAACTGTTTCTCATTCAGAATGAGCAACATATTTGGAGCGGGGTAAGAGAATCGAACTCTCAGCATTAGCTTGGAAGGCTAAGGTATTACCACTATACGAACCCCGCATAAATTCTGGAGCAACGGGTCAGATTTGAACTGACGGTTTTTCGGATTTGCAATCCGATGCATTGGACCTCTCTGCCACCGTTGCGTTATTTTAAGTTATAAATACTGTATGGACCTCAAAAACAGTATTGAATTAGTTGAAACTCTACTAAAGAGTATCAACAAACAACATAAAGATAGCCACGCTCAAATGATTTATGAACGAGGTTTTCTTACTGGTCTTATTGCAAGAATAATGCTCACAGACCCTATATTACGTAGGGAAATACAAGAAAGAATCAAGCATAAGAAATGATTGGCGGAGCATGTAGGAATCGAACCTACTCACCCATTACTGAATGACAGATTAGCAATCTGTTGCCTTAACCGGTCGGCCAATGCTCCTTAAATAAATGGTGCTTCCAACAGGACTCGAACCTGTAACCCAGCGATTATGAGTCGCTTGCTCTAACCAATTGAGCCATAGAAGCATTTGTAACCATACTATAATACACTCCCAATGCATGTCAAGCATTGTAACTTTGTAGGTACACCAAGAATCACAGTTTCGAACCTGTGTAATGTAGCACTCATCAAAGGAAACCGTTAAGTTCAAAGCCTAAGACTATCGGGCAAGCTAAGTCCCACTAATGTGACAAGAGTATACTATAGTATGGTGCTCCGAGCCGGACTCGAACCGGCACACCTTGCGGCGAGAGATTTTAAGTCTCTTGTGTCTACCTATTTCACCATCGGAGCAAAATTTGTTTAACTAATTTTTAAAGAACAGATGCTAGTATATATCACTTTGCATTTGTTGTCAATGAATTTGTAAGTAGTTGCGTCCCTCATATCGCAACCATTTTCCCTTGTAATAAAGCCGGCAGGGTCAAGATACGTCACTTGGGCTTTGTCCAGACGATACTCCAACTGTATTCCGATCTTCCGATCGGACGGGGATCGAACCCGCTACCTTCTACTGTTTTGGTAGTTCGAACATACCTAGACAGCGTGACTCTACTTGCTGACACTTACAAAACTTGGAGCGGTCGGGGGATTCGAACCTCCGTCTTTAGATTGGACATCTAACACATAACCGCTATGCTACGAACCGCATTAAAACTTGGAGCGGGATAGGAGAATCGAACTCCTGACTAAACCTTGGCAAGGTTTCGTTTGACCATTAAACTAATCCCGCATTATATGGTGCCCAGGGCGAGACTCGAACTCGCAAAATTTGGCTTCTAAGACCAACACGTATACCAATTCCATCACCTGGGCTTAATTTGGATGCGGGTGACAGATTCGAACTGCCGATGCTCCGAGCTTATGAGACTGGAGTAGTGACCACCTTACCCGCGTAATATTTATTATCTAACTCTTCTTAGATAGTCTGAATTGATTTTTCCAGACTGAATTTCTAAAAGAGCTGTTACCGGAGCATTTAATTGCCCAGGCTTTTCACTTAATCTATGTTGCCTTGCTAATTCTCTTGCCCTAATTGCGGCAACGATTACAAGATCAAATCTATTGCCGATATTGCTAACACATACATCAGTATTGATGTCAGTGCCACGGCTTGCTACGTTAGTTGGTTTCATAAGTTTCCTGTTAAAAATTGGCATACCCCCAAGGATTCGAACCTTGACCAGCGGTTTTGGAGACCGATATGCTGCCATTACACTAGGGATACATTAAAAGGTACTCGCTGTGGTGCTTGAATCCACGGTAGCCCTACTCTTCATGGCCGGTCCTTGTACATGGTCGACATTGACAAGTATTTCGGTGTTCCATTGTAGCTACTCAGCAAGTATAAATGGTGGAAGATGTGAGATTCGAACTCACGGCCCGCTTTCGCGAACGTCGGTTTTCAAGACCGGTGCAATAATCCATCTCTGCCAATCTTCCGTAATTGTGGCGCCCCACAGGGGACTTGAACCCCTGACCCTCGGCGTGACAGGCCGATACTCTAACCA